TCAAGAACCTGTGGAAGATGTTCGTCCTGCAGGTGCCGCTCGTCATCACCACTGCGCAGGACCTCGACATGGCCGAGGAGTCGTGGGATAAGGCCATTGAGATCATCGAGGGCATTCCGGAGTTGAACGCCGAACTCCGCGACATCGTGATGATCAACGGCAAGAAGACGTTCAAACTCGCCAACGGGTCGCGCTGGAAGTCGAAGTCGACCGGCCGGAAACCCGGCCGTGGGCTCACCGGCGACGATGTCAACCTCGACGAGCTCCGCGAGCATCTGAACTGGCTGGCCTGGGCTGCGGTCACCAAAACGACGATGGCCCGGCCGAACGCGCAGATCTTCGGCCTGTCCAATGCCGGCGACGACCGCTCCGTCGTGCTCAACGAGCTGCAGGAGCAGGGCCGCGCGGCCGCCGAATTCCCGGAGCTCGCCGATGACTCACTCGGCTACTTCGAATGGTCGGCGCCGGACGACATCAAATGCACCTGTCACCGCAAGCCGCACCTCGACACGTGCAAGCTGCAGGACCGTGCGGCGTGGGCGATGGCCAATCCGTCGCTCGGCTACGGGACGATCACCGAGCGGGCGCTCGCCGGTGCGCTCGCCACCGACCCGGAGGGCGTGTTCCGCACCGAGTGCCTCTGTCAACGCGTGCAGAGCCTCTCCGAGTGGGGCGTCTTGAAGTCGGTCGACTGGAAGATTGTCCAGGACCCCGACTCCGCACTCGAGGGCAGACCGGCGTACGCGGTCGAGGTGTCCCGCGACCTGGCAACGATTTCCATCGGGGCCGCCGGAAGGCGCGCGGACGGCAAGCGGCACCTCGAGCTCGTCGAACGGTTCCCGGCCGACACGGGCAAACTGATCGGGAACCTCAAGAAACGCATCGCGACGTTCAACCCGGTCGCGATCGTCATCGACCCAGCGTCGTCGGCGGGCTACCTGATCGACGAAGTCGAGAAACACTGCAAGGTTGAGGTCGTCAAACCGCTCGGCCGGGATGTCGCCGCGGCCTGCGGCAGCGTCTACACCGGCATTTCCGCGGCCGAAGTCGAGTCCCGGGACGTCCGAATCCGCCCGCATCCGTCGCTGGATGCCGCGGCGAAGGCGGCGGAGTGGAAAGACCGCGGCGACGCGAAGGTCTTCGACCGGAAAAACGATGACGGACCGGACGTTTCCCCGCTGATGGCCGTCACCCTCGCTGATTTCGGCGCGAAACAGACGCCGCAAACCGCTTCGGCGCCGTGGGTGTACCGCGGGTGAGGGGTGGGGCGTGGCGAACCGGTTGACCCGCGCCTTCCGGGCCCTGTTCGGCCGGGACGAAGCCGCCCGAAGCCAGCTCACCGACTACGTGAACACCGGTTTCACGTTCAACGGGGTCGGATATTGGCCGCCGTACGGGGGCCAGGTCCGCAAAAACCGGGAAGAGATCGAGAACAGTTTCACCGGGTACGTCACTGGGGCCTACAAATCAGATGGCGTGGTGTTCGCGACCATTCTGGCGAGGTTGTTGCTGTTCACCGAGGCCCGTTTCCAGTGGCAGCACATGCTCAACGGCCGCCCGCAGGACCTGTTCGGCGACGACGCGCTGAATGTGCTCGAGAATCCGTGGCCGAACGGCACGACCGGCGAGCTGTTGGCCCGCATGGAGCAGGATGTTTCGCTCGCCGGGAACTTCTACGCCGTCCGCGACGGCGACCGGATCCGGCGTTTGCGGCCCGACTGGGTGAGTATCGTGCTCACCGCCCCGCCGGAAGAGGCGATCGCGTCGGATGTGGCCGGCTACGCCTACTATCCCGGTGGCATCACGTCGGGGTCGACGCCGGAAATCTATCCGGTGGACGAAATGTGCCACTGGTGCGCCGACGAAGAGACCGAGATCCTGACGGCCGAAGGCTGGAAGGACTTCCGCGCGCTCCAAGTCGGTGACGAGGTTCTGACGCTCAACCACCAGACGGGTCTGAGCGAGTGGCAGCCGGCCCTGGACGTGATGGTCTTCCCCGCCGAGCGTCGTTCGCTGGTGTCGATGGAGGGCCGCGAGTTCAGTTCGCTCACGACCGGCAATCACCGGTGGGCGGTCGAGCGGAAAAACTCCCGGGCCGGCGGCTACGTGCGCCGATGGGCAACGTCCGACTCCATCAGCACCGGCGACCGCATCCCGATCGCCGCATTCTGCGCGGATACGCCAGCCGAGCAGAAGTGGACCGACGCGCTCGTCGAGCTTGTGGCCTGGTTCTGGACGGAGGGCCGCTACAAGTCGGGTTCGAAACCGGGCATCAGGGCGCGCGGCATCCAGATCGCGCAGTCGGCGAAGAACGCCGACAATGTGGCCCGCATCCGGGCCTCCCTTACGGCCCTGTTCGGGCCTGCGGTCCAGGCGATGTCGAAGCGCGGGCCGAGGTCCGAGCAGCCGCACGAGTGGCGCGAGGCCATCGATGACGACATGCTCATCTTCTCGCTGTCGGCGAACGCAAGTGACGTTGTCACCGAGCACGCCCCGAGCAAGGTCGTCACAACCGGCTTCCTGCGGTCGCTGACGCAGGCGCAGTTGGACCTGTTCATCCAGGTCTCAATGCTCGCCGACAACAACGGCGCCGACCGGCTGGCACAAAAGAACCCAGCAATGGCCGAGCAGTTCGCGCTCGCGTGCATCCTCGCCGGCCGACCCGTGTCGATCCGGCCCGGCCAGGAGAAACTGCGCGGCTACCGGATGACCAACGTCCGGATGCTGAAGAAGCGGCACGTCTACCCACAGGAAAGCCGCCGCCCGAACTCGACATTCACGGTGAGTCGAGTCGACTACGACGGGCACGTATGGTGCCCGCGCACGCAGAACGAGACATGGCTCGCGCGTCGGCGGGGTTCGGTGTATTTCACGGGCAACTCGCCGATTCCCGACCCGGAAGCCCAGTTCCGGGGCATGTCGTGGCTCACTCCGGTGCTGCAGGAGGTCATCGGCGACAAGCTGGCGACCGTCCACAAGAACAAGTTCTTCGAAAACGGCGCCACCTTGCAGACCGTGTTCCTGTTGAAGGAGACGGTCACCGGGGAACAGTTCAAAGAGTTCATCCGGCTCGCCGATGAGGCGCATGTCGGGGTGGATAACGCGTACAAGCCGCTCTACATGGGCGGCGGAGCCGACGCGAAGGTCATCGGCGCGGACCTGAAACAGCTCGATTTCAAGGCTGTGCAGGGTGCGCAGGAGACGAGGATCGCCGCGGCCGCCGGCGTACCCCCGATCATCGTCGGACTGTCCGAAGGTCTGGCGTCGGCGACCTATTCGAACTATGCGATGGCCCGGCGGAAGTTCGGCGACCACTGGGCGCGGCCGCAATGGCGTTCCGCCTGCGCCGCATTGCAGGTGTTGACGGATGTTCCGGAGGATGCGCGGCTCTGGTACGACGACCGGGACATCGCATTCCTCCGCGAGGACCAGAAAGACGCCGCCGAGATCGGGCAGATCCGCGCCTCCACCATCAACACCTACATCACGGCCGGGTTCACCCCAGAATCCGCGGTTGCGGCGGTCGACGGCGACGATCTGACCCTGCTGGTGCACACCGGCATGGTGTCTGTGCAGCTGCAACCGCCCGGACAGGGCGTCCCCACCGACGCGGCGGCCGGCGAAGTGCCCGGGGAAACCCCACCACCCGAACAACAGGCCGCCGAGCCGACCGACGCGGACACGCAGGCCCTCAACGACGCCCTCGACCAGATCAGCTCAGGTGCGTCCCGGTCGGATGACGACGCGTGGCGGGCGTTGGACCGGGAGCGTTTGCACCACTACTGGACCCGCGACCCGGAAGGGCTCGCGAAATGGGTCGAGTCGCCGCACCCGTGGACGTCACTGCGCAACCACCTGCTCAAACACGTCGGCCCCGGCCGGGCCGAACGGATGGCCGCCGAATGGTTCCACGAGGTCATGGGGTTTTGGCCTGGCTCTGACACCAACCGGGTGGTGCACGGCAAACCGCCTCGCGGGCAGCTGGTCGGACCGGGCTGAGAGGGGCGTCGGTGCCTGCCGTTGAGCTTCGGGAACGCCTCGCCGAGTTGCAGCGGAGATTCGACCCTGGCCAGCCGCGCGACTTCAAGGGCCGGTGGACCGACACCGGCGCCGGCGCTGTCAACGCTGCGCAGGATTTCACCGAGGCGATCGGCCGGGCGCTGACGAAACAGGACGCGCTCGACGCCACCCCGGCGAAACTCGTCCGGGCGCCGGGCGGGCATACCGGCGACTACACGGGAGAAGCGTTGAACGCGCCGGCCGGTCACGGATCGGTGCGGGCGCTGTCCGAATACGAGGGCTACCACTACAGCAACACGAACAGTTATCTGCGGAAGATCCGTGACACGTCGCCGGACGACCCGCTGTACGCCGACGACGCCAGGCGTGTTGCTGAGATCGACAAGACGATGGCTGTGTCGCCGCTGCAGGAAGACGTGCGGGTCGACCGGATCATCCAGCACGGCGCCCAGGTGTTCGGCAAGCAGGCCTGGTACGGCGATGTCGTCGATCTCGACGAGCCCGACTTCGACGTGC